GTTCCTTAAACTTGGTTTCAATTCCCTGACTTCATCATATTCGGCTCCATCTTTTAATCTTGTCGCCTTGTATTCACAGATGGGGCAGGGCTTTCCCCAAGTTGAGGGACATACGACAGACTTGTTTTCTGATCCAATATTGCGATGCAGCCTATATGGTTTCTTGTACCACAGATTGGTATCTGGATTTCCTGGAATAGCAATGCCGTTGTCTATATCTCTATCCATGTGATTCGGATCAGTGACAACATAAGGCATAAAATTCAAATTGACCTTACCTCCAGGGGTCTCTTTGAAAATGGTGCATCCCCTTGGAAGTTGGAGATGTCCATAACTGGATCCCTGTGTTCGCTGTTTCTGGGTATTAACAGCGACCTTCCCACCAAACTTATTCTTTCTTTTTGCTTTTGCCATCTTCGTACTCCTTGAATTGTTTTTGTCCCATTAAGATTCCAAACATAACACACTTGCCGAGGATATATGCAATGAACGGAAGGATGGTCAATGCACACCCAAGAGAACAGAGAATATAGATGAGAATTGACCAGTTCATTACTTTTTCCTTTTCATAATGATTTTTGTATTACTTGCTTTCTGGACTTCCTGCTTCTCCCATTCTTTCGTCAAATCCCTGGGAACAGATGGCCCAGCAAAGTACTGCTGTCCATGTAGCCTAACAAGGTTTTCCAAGGCCGTCTTTTTCTGATCAACTGCCCGGACGGCTGCCATGGCCATATCATTCTCGTATTTCAGATTAAGATATGTTTCCATGGCATCCTTGTATTCCGTCTGAATAAGAATTGTTGCTAAGATGGTTCCTTCAGTTAACTTAGTCAACCCATAATTATCTGGGAATTGCCTAATATCCCGGTCAAGCTGGGCTTTAGTTACCTCAAGATCCTCTTTAGCATGATCCATTTCCAATTTACTCTTCGCGGCAATTTGCCCGTATTTCATCATCAACTTGGGTTGGCGTAACCATTCTACGTCAAGTCCTTGTTGATCAATTCTTGTATCATTTGCATACTCCATATTCACCTCCACCTTGTTTGTTCCCTATATATTATATTATACGGAAATTGCAGGTATTCCATTAGTTTTTAAAATGGGGTATCATCACTATTCCCACAGACAACAGAGTAGCATGCCAGCACAACTCCCGGGAAACCAATATCATAAAATGGTTCCCGGAACTCTTCCATTATGCTACCAGCTTTCGGGTTTTCTGCCTTGAGAAGGACAGAAGTACAATATCCTAATACCATTCTACGGATTGCCTCGGCATCGAAGTCTTTTAGCCCAGTTAAAATATTGCTGACTTTTTTCCAGCCCTGGCCAGACATCATTGCCCGGCATAGTTCAATCCCTTGCACGCCTTCTTCCTGTGTTTTCTTGGCGGCTTCTAATCGGGCTTCTGGAGCAATACAAAGAACCTGATCCAAGATTTGAAGTGCATTTCTTGGATGTCCCTGGGCGGATTCAATTATAGCCTCATATACTGGCTTGACTAATGATTCCTTTTCTGCCTTAACAACAGACATTAACAGTTTGCGCATTTCATTCTGCTTTAACTGTGTTACTTGAAATTGACTGCACCTGCCCCGGATTGTAGGTAGCAATTTCTGGGGATCCGTTGTACAAAGAATAAAATAAACATGACTTGGGGTATCCTCCAGGGCTTTCAAAAGGGCAGGTTGTGCCGCGGAACCAAGCTGGTGACATTCATCTAGTAACCAGACCTTGCAATCCCCTTCTAAGGCCATAAACTGCGATTGCTTCCTCATATCCCGGATTGTGTCAATCCCTCGGAAATCAGCAGAGTCGACTTCACGGTAGTCAGATCCCTTGCATCCAAGTTCATTCGCAATAATTCTACCCATAGTGGTTTTTCCACAGCCAGTAGGTCCATGCAGGAGAAAAGAATGCGGATGATCCTTCTTGGATAGTGTCTTTGTCAGACCCTCAACAAGTTCAGCATTTCCTACAATGTCAGATAGGCACTGGGGCCTGTACTTCAAATAAAGCGTCATTTTACCTCCGGTAATTTATAACCTGATTTCATATTCCATGAACCATCCACAGGGCAAAGATCCGCCTCTACTTCCAGGGGAACAATGATCCAAGGCCATTCTTTTTGCAAATCATGGCAGGTAACCCTATGAACAGTTTTTGCTACGTATTCCAATTCATCTGGATGTGTATCAAGTAACATCTCATCATGAATCTGTGCAAATAGTCTAGAATCCCATTTCTCTTTCCTGGCTATTTCATCTACTCTTGTAAACGACCATAGTAGACAGTGAAATGCTGCTCCCTGAATAGGTGCGTTTAAGAGTTCATTCTTTCTAGCAATCCCGCTATATCGGAATCCTGTTTTCAAATCAACGTAGCCCTTTTTCTGGTACGTCTCCCAGGTGGTTTTCTTCCACTTGGTGTAGACCTTATATCTGACATTCCAGAAATCATCCTCTATCTTCTTGCAGTGTTCAATAAAAGCACTGTCATCCTTGATATTCCCATTCTTGTCTAATTTGAGGAGGCCTTTATCACTGAGGTGTACAAGGGCCGGGGTATCATCAGTTAAGTAACCAATGCGAGCCCATTCAAGCAAGCCATTGGAGCAGTTCCCGTAATAATCTCCGTAAAACTGTGGGAATACCCACCCGTTCTTGCCGCCTTGCCGGAGATTCTTTTCCCCTGGGTGGGACTTGTCAAGTGAATCCAGTTTGTATAATTCAATGGCCATATCCCGGTGCATATCTCCATGCACGGTATCATAGATAAGTTTAGGATCCTCTGTATAACAACAAGCAATTCGGACCTCTACACCACTAAAATCTACTGCAAGGATTTGATGTCCCTCACGTGGTAGAATAGCACGCCTGCACGTATTCATTGTTTCCTTATCACGTTTGGGGATGTTCTGAAAATTCGGATCGGAACTACTGCTCCTATACGTTTTTACGGTATGCAGGTTAAAGAAAGGATGCAACCACCCATCAACTTGTTCCCGGACAAAGGCGTCCAAGTATGTATCTCTGGTCTTTCTAAATTTCCTGGTTTTTAGTAACTGCTGTAATTCCGGCATATCAATCTGGGATAGCGCCTCCTCATCAATGGCCCCCTTCCCAGATTTGGTTTGCTTTAATGATTCAATCCCCATCACGTCGTACAAGATAGTTCCTAACTGGTGATTTGAATTCATGTTAAATTTCTGACCAAAGACCTTTTTCCATTGTTTAATAAAATCAGTCTTTGCTAATTCTTCTTCTATGTGGGCAATACGCCTGGTAATGTGTTTCTTTTTCTTTTCACAGTAGGCAACGTCAATCCGCATTCCACTTTGCTCTGCATGGGCTAATGCTAGAACTCCGTTATGGATTAACTGGTATGCATCAAGTCGTGTAGGTATGCTTTTCATTGGTATCCTCATGTTATATTATACGGGATCAGGTCAGGTTTCCCTATTTTAAAATGGAGGGAAGAATCCGCCAGTATAGCCCAGTTTTTTCATCTGTAAGATACCGAGTTGATGTTCGTACAAAGCATCCAATCCACAGTACATCATGAGTTCCTTTCCACCATCCTTTTCAACCAATTCAAAGATTCGATTAATTCTATTGGCGCTCTTTGAATCTTGCCCAGGAGCGCACCCTGACAAGTAATGGTGAATATGGCTGTCATAATCCTGAACACCTAATTGAACGTATGCCTGGAACTTCAATCCTGTTGTCCCTGGACGATTATCCAGAATATGTGCTGCCTGCATTGTATCCCAGATCCACGGTGCTGTTTCTACTCCTACACGAATCAATGACCAGGCGTGCTCGAACTTCATATTTGCAGCGGCCTTGCCTATCTTTGGGGAAGATAGAAATCGACCCAAGGCTGCCCGTTGCACTTTATTCGTTGGACCCATGAACACATAACTTAAATTCGGTTCAGGGGATATAGCGGTACATACAATGCGATGTCCTTTAGCATGGGGCTTCAGCCCCGTAGCTTCATAGTCTATGTATGCGGTTTGACCTGTATATAGTTTAGGGAGGGAATCTAACAGAGGAACTACTGCTTGGGGCTGTACGATTTGAACACTTTTCCGGTCATCCTGAAATTCTGGGATAGGGAATTCCTTCTGCAAGCAAGCAAATGCCTCACTGAGATCCTGTTCCCATATATTCTCTACTTCCGTAAACCCCTGCTGCTTCTGCATGTATTCAGGGGAAAATACTGGGCAGACCCATGCACGTAATTCTCGATCTGGGATCTGCCATCCACGCCATTTGCCAATACCACCTAATTCTTTTTTCCAGCGACTGCCAATAACAGAAGTCAATGCAGCATTCCCAAACAAAATAATCAGTTTCGGCTTGAACTCGTCTATAACCTGTTGAACGGTTCCCCTGCAACAAGTGACTTCGTAATCGGAGGGAGCCTGAGTAGCAGACGGCAAACAATTTACAGCATTGATATTTACACAATCTTCAAAGAGGTCTATACCGAAATCCTTGTACATCCTCTGAAGCTGGCGTCCTATCTTGCTTTGCCATGGTTTACCCTTTTGATCGTCTGCTACGTCAGGTGCTTCTCCGATATTGAGAATCCCTTTTTTGCCCTTCCCGAAGGCCTGCATCTTGGGATGTTCCCCGTTTTTGTATAATCCACAAGATGCACATGAATAAATTTTGCCCTCTGGCCGGGATTTACTCTTGGTTTGCTCAATATCAAAAAATCCCATTACTTCACCACTAATCCGATAATGTGAACCCAACCCTCCTCATCGATGTTGCCGAATTTGATCTTCTTGGTTCCAATTTGACAGGTCTTTGTTTTGCCGAGCATTTCTGCAAGAAAAGTGGGATTAATCATGAACACAATTTCATCCCCCTTATACCTAATGGCCAGTTCCTCTTCAAACCACCCTGCATTGTTCTTGGCGGCAATCTTAATCTTCTGCTTTACTAATGTCACCGTAATCATGGTGTCCACATCAAATTGCCCCTTGGCAAAAATGTAAGCACGATCAAGAATATCATTTAACCCCTGTGGGAGGATGATACTTGTTACGTCCTCTTCCATCTTTAGAATCGGAGTAGTATTCGGATATTCATCCTCAAATACCCGACAAGAAAACGTAACAGCCTGGTCAGCCGTTCGAAAATGCACCCACCCCTTACTTGTAGCCATTTCCACAACAGCATACTTACAAAGATCAGCAACGGATGTCCCTGGGATAAGGAATTCAGATATGCCGGAATCCTTAGCAAGTAATTTGTAAGTAAACCGGGAATTATCACTGGATTCCATGCAAGTTGGGCTGACGTGAACGCAAGTTAAAATTGGCCTACTCATATCCCGGGAACATGAAAAACGGCAGAAGGACAACCCAGAAATGAAATCAGCGGGCAGGGCTATCCAATCTTCAATTTCTCCTAATTCATGTAAAGGCAGTTTAATCTCAGCTTGGAGAACTAATCCAACTTTTGATTTGCCGGAGTTTAATCTGATTTCGTTTTCAGTAACGGCAACGTCAATTTCCAGGTCCTTGCTTTTGCTGAGAAAAGAATACAGCTCCTGGGCTGATATTGCTCCCACCAGATCCAAATTGGGAACAAGACATGAAATACTGATTTCATCGTTATAGGTAACCACGCGATCCCCCATGAATGCAAAATGGGTTGACTGCTCTATAATTTCCTTGTTTGCAAGCCCCGGTTTAACTTTCTCCAATGCTTTTTGAAGTTCCTCTTTTTTTATTTTCATTTACAAACATCCCTGTTTTTACGTATGTAGATATATTGAATCTCTTTGCTAGATAATAACTCAATAAACGATGATCTGCCTTAACTTTAGTTAATACACTGCCCTGGTGGGCCTCTGTTAATGTTGTTGCCAGGTAAATTTTCATCGTCTGCTTTTCCTGGATTCAAATTCTCCTGTCTTGACATAAGTCTTTAATGCATCCTCTGGATAGCTTGCTGCCTTGGCTTCTTCTTGAAATAGATAATAGGATACCAAGCGGTTCGTATTGCCTGCCCTGGTTAAGCTCGGACCATTTGTATAATCCCTTAACCAGGTGGCCAGGTAAATCTTCATACTAATCCTAACCCAGAAGCCGCTGTGCGCTTAAATGCCCAGGGATATTCCGGCATTGACTTTTCAAGGTCAAGAAAATAGATAATATTCAATTCATCCCGTAATTGGTATTTATTGGAAAGTCCCTCCTCTTCAATAATTTCTACTGAACGTGCTTCCTCTTTATTCTTGGGCCTCTTCTCACCCCACTTTTCATTATCAGCAAGGATATATTCCTGAGGCTCTGTTTTAAAAGAGGACTTGCCCAGCTTGTATCCCTTGGAATGAATGTAATCCAGGATAATCTGTTTCTGCCCTGGAGGTAATGTATTAATATGCGCCCCGGCTTCCTTTGCAGAGGGACTTCTAAATGAAACCGCGACTTTCCAACTGTTTTCATCGTATATCCACTTTCCACCACGACACCTTGGAACGTAAATTCCACCATTCCGACCAGTCATTACCCAGGCAGTTGAATCCACACTATACCAAGGATACCGTAACATCAATCCTAATCCAGTCAATCCAAATCCGTGTACTTTAATAATTGGCATCCCATCTGCATCACACAAGTAATTAGCAAACATATCATCCAGGAAATTAAACAGGGTACTTCTATCAGAAGTAATTAAACCACCCAGTGCCATGTATTCGTATCCACGTTTAAGATACCGTTTTAGCCATTTCCGATCATCCTTATAATGAAAAACTGGAAGGGGATGCATTCCAGCACGTTCCATTATCATTTGATTCTTCCAAGTAGCCTCGGCATCACCTATTACATCGAGATTGGCATATGCTGTGATTGAATCCTGATGTTCCTTGATAAATGCGATATATTCCTGAATGTCAATTACGGCACCTTGTGACCAAGCAGAGAAAGCCCCAGAATCCAAGAAAAGATCAACTTTATTTTTCATATTCACCTCGAACCACTTTTTTTCAAATCCACCATCCTTAGAATGATAATACGAATGCAGCTTGCTTCCTCGTTTGAACAACGCCTGAATCTTGGGCTCATTCTCAGGTGTGCTAACAGATGTTCCAGCCAAATAAATCTTCATGTTAATTCCGGATTAACTGCATTAATTCTTGCCGAGCACTGGCATCATGTAAAAATACGCCCTTCAAGCTACTTGTAACCATGGTACTGTTTTGCTTGGAACATCCTCTCATCCGCATGCACATATGCGACGCCTCAATTACACATGCAGCTCCCAGGGTTCCAACTTCCTCCATCAAGAACCCTGTAACCTGTTCACCCAGACGTTCCTGAATTTGCAGACGCCTTGCGTATATATCGACCAGCCGGGCCAGCTTAGAAATTCCAAGTACAGATCCGTTTGGAATGTATGCTACATGGGCTACCCCTGAGAATGGGAGCATGTGATGTTCACACATACTGTAAAGTTCTATATTCTTGAGCAAGACAATCTGGTCATAGGTCTCGGCGTCAAAATGCCTTAGCAAATCCCTGGGATCCTGTTTATATCCAGCAAACAGTTCATCCCAAGAACGAATGATCCTGTTCGGGGTATCCTTCAAGCCCTCCCTTTCCGGGTCTTCGCCAATATATTGAAGTTGCGCTTTTAAATTCGCCCGTAGTTGATCAGTCTTATCTTCCATTTTGAATCTCCTTTTCAATTTTATCACGCAATAAACAATTATCACATACATGGCATGGACCACCAGCAAAGTAACAGGAATACATCTTATCCAAATTCAGGTTCCATTCCAAGCATTCACGAATGATCTTGGATTTATCCCACCTACGTTCATAAAACGGGGCACGAATTCGTACGACGTGTGAGAACCCAGACATAGCCAGGATATTCATTGTATCAAGGAAATGCGGGGAGGTATCATCGGCTACCATTTTTGTGGATCTAATATTTTCCCATTCATTCTTCTCATATTCATAGCCAACAATCAGTTCATCAATTTTATTATGGGAACAATACGCCAGGGCATAGCACAACATCAAAGCATTCCGGCCTTCTATGAAATAACTCTTGTGGGGAATATCATCCCAGGCCTCTAATGGATTCTTATCTTCAGGCTTCCAGCCTTCTTCAAACAATCCCGGGGTTTTTTGCCAGGGGAAGAGGGCCATAGGGATTTCGACAAATTTAAGAGGCTCAGGGAGCTGTCTTATATGGTATCGAATTAAGTCCTGTTGCAAGTCCCATACGGCCTGTCCATAGTTAACTGAAAGTAAAACTGGATTCCGGGATGCAAATTCATACATTAACAGTGTAGAATCAATCCCACCAGTCACCATGATAGCCGTGCTCATTTTCGATCCCCCCAGTAGTTCTCATTAAAAGAACACCCTGGAAGCATTTCTACTTGTCTTTGTGTCGTCGGCCAGTTCCTGCATTTATCTGGACGCAATCCCAGGCCATGAATTCCACAACGACCACCTGTCTCAGTATTAACAAGATGACGACATTTATCAAAGAAAACAATCTTAACGGAATCAGGTCCAAGCTTCTTTACCATTACTGTTGTCAGCTGTTCACTGCCTACCGGATAATCATACCCGTGCAGTTCAAACCAATGTGAGATATCTTTCTCTTCAATAAGAACGGCGTCTGAGCAACAGCATGCTCCACACTGATTGCATGTTCCTGCTAACTGTGTTTCCCCAACTGCCATGCAGGTTCCTTGTGTTCCACTTTTCAGGGTGTTTTTCTCTTCCATTACTTAACTCCTTGTAAAGATTTCAAGGCCGCCTCAATTTCCTGGACCTCTCGTCCTCTTCCTTTCGCTCTGCTTTCAAGCAAAAATGCCGACAGATCAGCGATTGAGGGTGTATGTAGGAACTGAGTCCTATGTGCCAGGCCATTCCCAGCAAAAGCAATAAATTTGCGGAGGCATGATCTGCAAACCCCGCATTCTTGCTTTTCTGTTCCGTCATAACAGGAACGGGATTCATTGAGCAGTGGTTCAATTGAAAAACCAGCATCCAGGTATTCTGCCAAGATTTCGGTTTTCGTTAGCGTCTTGAATGGCATATGAACTTGATAAGGATATCCGTCATGTCCGTTCTTTTCACGATCAAGGCCAAAGTAGTTCATCAGTGATTCCATCATTGATTTAAACACGAAATCCTTATCTTTTGTGGTATCACCAGCAGTCGCTCCAATAAAGATCTCAGAATACTGCTGAGCCGCCATCAAGATAAAAAAGCAATTCCGGAATGGGATAATCTTGTTTTCCAATTCCCATGCTGCCATGTTAAACTGAACACGTGGAACCCAAGAAGGAATTATCTGCTGTTCAATCAGATTATCCTTTGTTCCGGTTTCAATGAACAACAAATCAGGTTCTGGGTATAATTTGGATAGGCAGTACGAATCCATTCCCCCACTATACAAAATTACTGAACTTCCGGCCATTGTAGACCTCCTTGATTTTTATCGTCTATGTAAACGTCTGCTCTAAGTTTGCCCATTACTAATGCATGGTATGGAATCCCGGCTGCATGTAATTCCGCTTCTGTTTGGGTCAGCATCCTGGGATTCCTTGCTGTGTGAATGATAATTAGATTTTTTGGATTATCAAACAGCGCTTGAACTTTTTGTGGGTGTTCAAGCGCTGTCCCATCCATGTCGATGGCGATTACGAACATTTACTTAACCAGGCTTAATGTATATCCAATCTCCCTGATGTAAATTGAAACCACATTCCGAGACATTGAAGCACCGCGTTCCGTCATTTTAACAATGGCTTCATCCACGGTTATCTTGGGATTCTCGACAATGATTTCACACATATGCTGCCATTTCGGTTTCCCACCAACCGGGCCACGTTTGGTCCCTTCTGCCCCTGGAGCTTTTTCAATCTTGGCAACCGGTTTGGGTTCAATCTGATTCCTAACTTCTTCTGGCATGCACTCCAGCATGTCTGCCCTCAATTTGCGGGGACCGGAGAGTCCAGCGTAGCAGGGTGCCGCAATATCAATTTCAGAGAAGATATCCCATTCCTGAACCAGTTTCTTGAGGTCGATTAACTTCTTGGCCTCCTTGAAATCAGATGCCAGGGTGGATACCAGTGCTTCCTCCACGGCGACGTCTGCTGCTGCCCCTTCTACATCTTCGGTAGCCTCAGCATCCTCGTCGGCTTCTTCTTCTTCAGGTTCGTCCTCGTCCTCGTCCTCGTCCTCCTCGACATCGTCGGCATTCGTGTCGTCTTCTACTTCCTCAGATTCAGGACGGGCACAGGCCCCAAGTGCTTCCAGGATTTCCCAGGCAGCATCCGAAAAGGCGTCCTCTTTGGGATCAATCAATGTGGCAGCCTCAACTACCTTTACCTTCAACGCGGACGCTTTCAGGTCCAGCAATATGGGGGGCTCCAGTCCGAGTTGATCATTCAATTCTTTTGCAACTTTCTTCAACTCTGTCTTTGTTACGTCTTTTTCTTCCATGGTGTTTCTCCTTTTTAATTAAGTATCCGAACGATTGATAACTTTTCGGGGTTGTGGTTTGAATTGTCGTGCCATTTATTGGTTGCACAGAATCCTGGCAAGGTTCCCATGTCATCCACCCGGAGCACTTCATTATATGCGAATGTAAGTGCCTGTTCACGTGTCATTGCTACTGCGATGCTCTGGATGGTTTCCTTTTCCTTAATATACCTTGTTGCAGACTTGCCCTGAGCTGTAAGCCAATCAATCACTAAATCACGAACTCCGATCAGCGTCTCAATCAAATTATCCTTTGAACGGTACTTAAAATCACTTGAAACCAAAGATAATGCATTTGATAAGATTGCTTTAGGGGTCTCCTGGATAATGACCCCGTTCATCTTTAGTAATTGATCGGCCATTCTTGAATCTCCTCTATTTTCGGTTTTAATTTAAATTTCCCTGTTATTATATTATACGGGATCAGGTCAGGTTTTGTTAGATGGATTTGATTAAATAAAGCCAAAATAACAGATATGTTTATTTTACTTTAGATTCAAGTGCTTATGCAGCTGAAAGTTAAAAGTTATTTTATGCATCAAGGCGGGAACCCTCTTTTTTAACTGGACAAGGGCCTGGGATACCTTCTCACCGGACTCCACAGAAAGGGCAACCCGGAGTCCGTACCACCCAGGATTAACACAATCCAGATCCTGCAATACCTGAAGAACGACTTCCAGATCAGCATCATCCTTGATAACGAATTTAATCCAAGTGGGAATTGTTTTGCTGTACTTGCCCAGGCCACAGAATTTTACAAAATGACAGAGGTCCATCATCCTACTCTGCATCCCGGAACTGGGTGGCTTGAAATCAAAGACATGGCAGACAGGTAAGAACGGAACTTGACTACCATTGGTTTCCACCTGGATTGTGCATTTCTTATCACTGAGCAGCAGTTCTAACTGATACAACTCATCGTGATCCTGCATCAGGGGTTCCCCTCCCGTTAAGACCACATTGCTGTTTGCTGGGATCCGTTTTGCAATCTGCTTGGCGGTCATAGCCAGGTGATTTGACACATCAAATACCTGGGAACCTTTTGTGTCACACCAGTCACATTTCAAGTTACAGCCCTGGAAACGAATAAACCAAGCAATACTTCCTTGAGGAATAACCCCTACTTCTCCGCTGATTGACTCAAAAATCTCATTTACATACATTCTTTTTCTCCGTTCAGGAATTCATCTGTCAAAATTGTTAAAACGAAACTTCTGCAAAGGCGGAATGTGTTTCCCATAGCCGAACCCGCTTAATCAACGCCGACTGCTTTGATATCTGGGCGAAAATATCAATTGCCATATTCTCAGCCGTAGGGTTCTTCCCGTAGGTCTCCGAGGTCAGGAACTGGTGATCATACCGGTCAACGACAGGCTGCAGCATCTCTTTCACGGCTTTGAAATCAATAATCATCCCTGTTGCTGGATTGACTTCCCCTTCAAATGTTACTTCGAGCTTGTAACTATGCCCGTGAATTCTTTTACATTCTTGGGAATAACACTCGTCAAGCATATGGGCCATTTCAAATCTTACAATCTTTGTTACACTTGCTTTCATTTGGAACTCCTTCAATTACAATTAGAGAAAATGGATTAAAAGGACGATGTTTAATTATACTGTTTACTTTTTCTTTTCTTTAGGTTTTCTTGGTGTCTGATCAAAGAAACTTGAAACAAATGGCCTGCCCTGCTGTAATGCCTGCAAAACACAGACTTGCTTCCCGCCATTTGATTCATCATCACGAACAAGTAATTCGTTTATGCGGAGGATTCCCAGTTTCTTTTCCACCCCCTTCTTATCCTGGTTTAGCCCGTAAAAGGCGGTGACATGGCTATACTTTCTTTTATCCTCCGAGAAATTCTTTAACTGGAGGGTGTCACTGTCATAGCTTTCTGCGTCAGCCTGGGTAACTGTCACTACTAAACAGTGTCTTTCCTGGGATATTCGCCTGCCCCCTTTCCAGATTTCATTCTGTTTATGCCGGAACTCGCTTGTCGGATCAATTAGCAAATCCATATAATCAATAAGGACCACATCAGGTACAAAATTATCCTGCTGTTCCCATCTATCAAGCACGGCTCTGATTTCCTTTATGGACAGCGTGCCGTTAAAATACGTGCTTAGTTTAAACTTACCCCGTTTTCGTTTAATTACTTTTCCTTTGACCTTGAAAAATTCATTTATGGTTGCTTGGACTAGACGTTCAGAGTTTTCTTGCGGATAGGGTTTAGTTCCATTTTTGGTTCTTCTCTTT